CATCCGCACGCTTGGAAGCGGATGACACAGTGCCACCCTTCTTCAAGCCAAACGTGCCTAAAAGCGCTCTTAGGCGGGTGCTCTTGCCAGTGTCGCTGAACTTGCTTTTAGGAGTAGGCTGGAAATCAGACGCAGCTTTAGCGCGCTCTTTCATGCCACTTTCATCTACACCAAAAGACTGACTTGCACGCTTGGGCGCTTTCTTTGCAGGCTTGCGAGTGATGGTCTTCTTCTCTTCAACCACTTCGGCTGATGGAGTTTCATCCTCGCTTAACTTCTTTATGTACTTGCTAATGCTGCGCGGCTCATCATCTTCACCGCCGCCAAAGCCAATGTCAGTACTGCGCCCGCTGCGCATGTAATCGCTAGACTCAGTATCGCCCACGTCAGGTGACTTCATGCGGCGACCGCTGTAGTCGCTGCTTTCTATCATGCTTGCCGGTGCTTCTTCATTGTAAGAACGCTCTGGAAAGCGCGTGCGCACCACCTCGCCGGAACCAGACCGCACAGGATTGCCGTAGCGATCACGCAGAACGCCGCCATCTTGGTAACGCTTGACCTTCTTCTTCATAACACCCTCCGTTGCGACTCAATCAGTTGATCTATCTTGGTCTCAAGACGATTAAACCGCTGGTCAATATGATCTGTGATGCGATCTACTTCTGCCTTGGTAACGTTATCCCGCGCAATCTCCTCACGCGTCTTGTTCAACAAGATCGTGATGCGTGCCAGCTCGGAAAACTTCTCATGGGCAATGTACGCAAACAAGCCCACGAACAGCGACAGAGCGCCATTCCAAACGAATGCTAAGTCCACGGTTAACACTTCCACCTTTTCAAAGAAGCCGCCTTCCTTGTTGGGCGACCTTTCTCGTCTTTCATGGGTCCCGGCATTCCAGACATCCGAGCGCAAAAGGAACGCTTGCGAGCGCCACCCTCTGGCTGCGGAGCCTTAAGATTGCTGCCAGTAGCTTTGTTGTACTTCGCCCTGCCTTTGGCAGTTAGACCCGCGCCCTTGGATGCGGGCAGCTTTTCGCCGCGACCGATAGCAAGGGATGGGGTCTTCTTAGCCATAGAACACCGTCACGTTTGCACCAACACTGGTGACAACCGTCAGGTTGGATCTGCAAATAATGCCCTGATCAGGGATGTTCAGCGGAGTTACACCTGCCACACCGGGCGCTGTAAACACCACTAGGTTAGATGCTCCATCTCTGATCTGTACCGTGGCCGTCGTGCCGTACTGAATCAGACCGCCCTTTAAACGGGTGCGGCCTTCAAGCACGACAGTCGTGGCGTTGGCAGGGCATATACCTGGCCGTACGTCTGATTGCATAGCCATAGCGGCCCCCTATTAGTTGTTCTGCTGACCAAAGAGGGGATCAGTAACGTAGTAGAGGATGATGCCGCCAACGTTGCCAACAGCCGAACTCTTGCTTTCGGACGTAATCTTGACGTTCTGGGTAGCGCTCATCACAAGACCAAGGCCTGCGCCGTTACCAGCAGAGCCAGGTGTAATCGTTGCCACAGCAGAAGCGCCGTTAGCAAGGTAAGAAACGTTGTTAGTTGCGCCGTCAACTGTCACATAGCCAACGTTCATGGTGCCCGAAGTCAAAGCATCGGTGATCATGACGTGCGTTACAACAGCGTTAGCAGGAAGAATGACTTCAGCAGTCTGACCCTGTGCAACGACAACGTTGCCAGAGACTGCCGCGTTAGCAACAAAGAAGGTTGCTGCCATGACGCCGGTGCCACAATAGGCTTGGCGAGTGTTATCACCGCCGCCCGAACGCCAAATGGATTGGGTAGTAGATACAGCCATCGAATTGTCCTCTCAAGCGAGTTCGGTATGGCAATCTGCTTGACGTCAGCCGGGACTGTTTGCCACACCCGGGATTCCCGGAGTTACTGCGTTATAGCATAAATTTATGAAAAAAGGGGGGTTTATCACCCCCCTTCTATTACGCGCCCTGCGATGCGAACATGCCAAGTGGATCGCTGAATCCAAAGCTGTAACGCTCACGTGATTTGTATCTCACGTTCCCTGTATCAAAGTCACCATCCATGGAATTGGACATCGGCGTACGAACAAAGTGCTTCATGCCGTTTGGAACGTCAGTGGTCAGGAACCATGCGTTGTTATCGGTCAAGTAGTGGTTGATCGTATAGCCTTCTGGGATGGAACCGTTGTTAACGATCGCGTTCACGTCGTTGTCATTGGTACCAGGACGCAGTTGCGTTTCCAGCAGTCGGGTTGCCACGAACTGCAATGCTGGAGGCACAACCAGTTTACGTGGGCGTGCGGCGATCAGCAGACCACGTTCGTCAGTCCAAGCTGCGATCTGGATAACTGCGTTTTCCAACGCGGTTTCCGAGAGGTCAACTTGAGTCGACGGAGTGTTGCTGTTGGTGCCACCGCTAACCAGCGGGTGTGCTGTGCTGAACAGAGCCACGCCGTCACCACCGGGGTAGTTAGACGAGAAGCCGTTGTTCAGTACTGCTGCTGCCTTAACCTGCTTGGTGTAAGCCATCGCACGAGCCAGCGCCTTGGTATAACGAGCCGACAGGCTGTCATACAGGTTGTCCTCGATGGCCTCTTCGGTCAGCGAGAAACCCAGAGCGATGGTTTCGTGGTTGTATCGTGCGGTCCAAGCTTCCTGGCCGTTGTCGTACCGGATCGCAGAACCTTCGTTCTTGACCGGTGCGGCACTAAAGCCAGAGAGCTTGGTCTCTTCTTCGAAGGAACGCTCAGAGGTCTCAGTTTCGTAGATCTCTTTGTGTTCTTCACCATAACGAGCGTACTCCATGCCGAACAAAGCGTTCAGGCCAGGCAGTAGCTCTTTCAGTAGTTGTGCGCGTGAAATAGCCATGTCTTACTCCTTAAACACCAGTCGGGTTCAGATACGCATGACCGCCAGTTACCGTCGAGGTAACGAGGTTAGACGTATTGGTGAACGTGGAAACAATGTACGGTGCGTTGAATTTGCAGATGAACTCGCAATAGCCGTTAGCGCTATTCGAAGTATCAGGAACAATATCAACAACGCGGATTGGCAACGATGCAGTAACGGCAAACGAAGTGCCAAGAATTGCAACTTGCGAATCACCAGTGGTGTTAGAACCGTTGTTCTGCACCAGCGCTGCGTTCAGACCGATCTGCTCCGAGCTGTAGAAAGCCACGGTAGTACCGGAAGAAACAGCAGCAACCTTGAACAGAACGTCCGGATCATCCACTACGTACGCCTGAATGTCATCGGCGTTAGTGCTGGCCGTGTACGACTGAAAGAACAGTTTTTGCTTGGTTGATGGGTTGGTATAAGTGCAACCCAAGAAGATGCCAACCGGAGTCGCAGTCGTTGTGCCCGTATCTTTGACGATAGTACCGTCAGACGCCAGCTTGACCACATCACCATAGTAAATGCTGGTGTTGTAGGCAGCCGCGATACGGAACAGACGAGTCGAACCGGCGTACACCTGCCCGCCGATCAAATTGACCGGCTGAAGCCCATAAGGCTTCGATACAGTAGGATATGCCATCGTTTACTCCAAAAAGTTTAAGTACCGCCACCTCTCGAAGTCGATGAATTCGACTCCTTGAAGAGCGGCATACGTGGGTCATTTTGCCGCATAAGGTTGTTGTCCACCGCCTTGATTTGCTGTTCCGACTGTTGCAGGTAATGGTGATTACGCTGCTCGGCCAACTCCTCTGGCGTCTTGCACAACAACACATCGCCAATTTGAACGCAGTCTTTCCATCTGCCTTCGCCATTGACTAGCAGTTGATACTGCGGTTGCTCCTCGACCTTGACCGGCTCCCAACCTTCCTTCAACTTCATGGAAATGTTACGAGCGTCAGTTTGCCCCTGAAGCAATACGCGAATCCAACGATACTTGTACCCTGGCTGCTTATCTGGTTCTGGCAGAAGCTCCGGTGGCATCCACTGCTTGGGACGCTCCGCTTGAGTACGAGTTTCGATATTACGTGGTGTACGGTTCTCAGCCATTTATCTACCCTCCAGTTTCATCATTTCCTTGACGTACATATCCAGTGGAACGCCCAATTTTTTGGCCGCGTTTACCGCCGACTGCGAAACTTTGACTTTTTTGGAGCCAGTAGTACGCGTCGCTGGAGCTACGACAGGAGCGGGTTTTTCACGCTGGGGTTTTGGTTCCGGCGCTTCGGCTTCTTCCCGTTCTTCAAAATGCTCTGGGAATCGACGACGCATAGTGTCGTCAACCTTCTTCCAGTATTCGTCCGTGGACGGATATGACGCCCCGTACTGTGAGACTAGCTTCTGATGCAAGCCCAGAGCCAAGCTAGTCATTTCCTCGTCCTTACCGAACCATTCGTTGCGCTCTTGCCACGCAACTGCCCTGTGGTCAGGACGAGGCACTGGATTTGGTTGCGTTTGTACCTCAGTTTCAGGATCTTGTCTAGACGGAACAAAATCGTTAACTCGCTGCAACCTAAACTGCGCGGTGTTCAGCCGTGCTTGGGCTTCGACCAGTTGGTCTCCGTCACCAAGATCGTACGCTTCTTTGTACGCTTTCTTGGCCGCATCAAACTCTAGCTCCGCAGCATTCTTGGCTGTCTCGACGTAGACTTGTTCGCCTTGGGTCAGCCGACCTTTCAGCGTTTGATTCTCCGCCATCAGCCGCTTGGCATATTCCAATGCCTCCTGCTGCTCACGTAATGCCGCCTCCTTCTCGCGGCGCTCGTCGTGCCAGACCTTCTTCATCTGCTTCAGACGAAGCTTGACGTTCTCCGAATAATCCTCAAGCTCGTCGTTCTCTAATTCCTCGACAACCTCCTTGGGCATAGGCTCGCGGCCCCTGTCCTGCGGCGGTGTGTCATCCTCAATTTCGAACTCAAATTCCTCGGAAGTGGAATCGTTGCCACCCTCATCAGGAAACTTGTATTCATCCTGCTGCATAGTTGCCATGTGTTTCTCCTTTGTTAAACCCGGCTAATGCCGCGTGGGTCTTGGACCACGGCCTCTACCACGTCATCATTCAGAAGTCTGAACTCTTGACCGTGGATCTTGAGGCGGGTGCCGGTGTTCGGACGGGCGAGAATGAAATCCCCTTCCTTGCACCATGGGCCGTTGGGGAACCGCTTTTCATCTTTGTAGCAGTCTGGTCCCATCTTGATTACAAAGAACACAGTTGCCAGCACCTGCTCAAAGTGGATGGTTGAATCCGCCTTGACTAAGCCGCTGTCAAACTTTTCCTCGGCAGGCGGAAGCGCTACTAGGATGTGATACCCAGTCGGCTCCGGCAGTTGCTTTGCTTTCTCCTCGGCTGTTTCTGGCAGCGTCGAAGTCTCGCCATCTTGGCTGGCGATTAAAAGTTCACTCATCTGAAAACTCCATTTTCTTTGCGAGGTCAAGGATGTAGCCCTCTGCTAGGGATAAGCCTCGAATCTCCCCGCAAAGTTTTTGATAGTCAGCGAAGTCTTTGGCCGCGTTGTTAGCCACTGCTTCAACTATCTGATCACGCTTGTCACGTACCTGTTTGATCAGCACCTCAAGCGCTTTATCCATAAATTACCCTTTCGGTTTTGATGGTGTAGGGCGGAGCATCTCTGCGCGATCCTTGGCAATTCGTGAGCCAATTTCCACGCCTTTGACTTCCATCTCCGCTTCCAATCTGGCCTTCTCTGCCGCTGTTTTGACACCGGCCTGAACGCCTGCGATACGCTCTTGCGCCTCGATCCGAGCTTTCTCGATCTCCATCTGATCTGCTTTTGCCGCAGCATCCATGAATACCTTCTGCTTCTTGATCTCGACTTCTGCCGCCTTGAGCTGCAACTCCTGTTGTTGCATTTGCACCAGCGGATCTTGAGCCGCTTGCTGCGCCTGCTGTTGAGCCATCTCTGCCTGATCTTTCTGCAACAGCTTGGCTGCCGCTGCTGCCATCATGCGAGAAACCTCGACTTCCACTTCTTCCGGCAACTGCTTGTCCATGTCTGGCAGCGGTACACCCAACTGCTTTTCAATCTCAATCCGGTACTGGAAGGCCACATGCTCGTTGATATGCGCCATCGCAGCCGCCATGATCATCTGCGCTTTCGGGTTTTGACCGACAAGCTGCGCAACTTTTGGATCCTGCATGGCCGCCTGATGCACGGCGATATGCGCTTCGTGATCCTGATAGATAAACGCCTTGACCGGCTTGCCGTTTAGTACGTTCATGTTCTCTGTCACCGGATCTTTTGGCTTCTGATCCTCGGCGCTCGGCACCAGCTTGCCGACATTCTTAATGCCCAGAACTTCCAGCATCTGCC